AGCGGTTTACGAGCATCTGGACGACGACATGAGCTGCGAAGGAACCATCGGACTGAGAGCAGTCAGCAACACTGAATTTGAAGATGACGGCCATGCGATGGCATGGGCGATGAAACAATAAAGCAAGATACAGGTTAAACACCTTACAGAGCCTACGGAGCAATCCGCAGGCTCTTTTCTTTTGTAAATCTTGAAGGAGAGGAGGAATGACCCATGGCGACCAGAGGAAGAAAACCAACGCCGACTGCGATCAAGGAGCTGGAAGGCAATCCGGGTAAGCGGCCCATGAATAGTGCTGAGCCGAAGCCTGACCGGAAAGCACCCCCATGTCCGAAGTGGCTGGAGCCGGAAGCAAAAAAGGAATGGCGGCGACTCTCCAAGCAGCTGGAGCAGATCGGTGTGCTGACCGAGGTTGACCAGGCAGCCTTCGCCTCCTACTGTCAGGCCTATGCTCGTTGGAAGGAAGCTGAGGAGTTTATCACCCAGCATGGCACCATTGTGAAGACGCCCTCCGGCTATTGGCAGCAGGTACCGCAGGTTTCCATCGCACAGACCTATCTGAAGATCATGAACAAGATCGCCGAGCAGTTCGGTCTGACGCCGTCCTCCCGGTCCCGCATCATTGCCGGTTCCGGCGAGAACGCTGCGCCCGGTGACGATATGGAAGATCTGCTGGGAGGGAACTGATGGTGGCGAAAAAGACTAGACCGGCAGATTACCCCGTTCTGAAGAACTATAAGCCGACGCGCTTCATGCTGCCGGATTCCCATTACGATGAGGCGCTGGCGGACCGTGCCGTCCGGTTTATCGAAAACCTCTGTCATACCAAGGGCCGCTGGAGCGGGAAACCGTTCTGGCTGTTGCCCTGGCAGGAGCAGATCATCAGGGATGTGTTTGGTATCGTCCGGGAGGATGGCACGAGACAATTTCGTACTGCGTATGTGGAAATTCCCAAGAAGAACGGGAAGAGCGAGCTCGCGGCGGCCATTGCCCTGTATCTCCTGTACGCGGACAACGAGCCATCGGCGGAGGTGTACGGCGCGGCAGCCGACCGGCAGCAGGCCAGCATCGTCTTTGATGTGGCCAAACGCATGGTGGAGATGACTCCGGCGTTACTGAAACGCTCGAAGATCATGGCAGCGACCAAGCGCCTGGTGAATTACTCCAACGTCGGGTTTTATCAGGTCCTGTCGGCGGAGGTCGGGACCAAGCACGGCCTGAATGTGTCCGGTCTGGTGCTGGACGAGCTGCATGCCCAGCCCAACCGGAACCTGGTGGATGTGCTCACCAAGGGCTCCGGCGATGCCAGGACCCAGCCGCTGTACTTCCTGATCACGACGGCCGGGACGGACCGGAACAGCATCTGCTATGAGTATCACACCAAGGCAAAGGATATCCTGGAGGGCAAACGTATCGATCCTTCCTTCTATCCGGTCATTTATGGACTGGACGACGGTGAGGATTGGAACGATGAGAAAGCCTGGTACAAGGCAAATCCCTCCCTGGGATATACGATCCAGATCGACCGCGTCCGGGACGCACACCGGGAAGCCCTCACGAATCCGGCAGAAGAAAATGTGTTTCGTCAGCTGCGACTGGATCAGTGGGTGGGCAGTGCGGTGGCATGGATTCCGGAGCACATCTACGATCAGGGGGATACGCCCATCAATATAGATGCCCTCAAGGGCCGTGAATGTTACTGCGGGCTGGACCTTTCCTCTACCTCTGACATCACGGCTTTTGTCATGGTGTTCCCTCCGCTGCATGAGGGAGATAAATACATCGTAGTGCCGCACTTCTGGCTTCCGCGTGAGACTCTGGACCTGCGAGTACGGAGGGATCATGTCCCCTACGATGTTTGGGAGAGGCAGGGCCTGTTTCATGTGACGGAGGGAAACGTGGTCGATTACAACTTCGTGCGAAAGACGATCAACGATCTGAACAAGGAGTTCAACATCAAGGAGATCGGCGTGGACCGTTGGAACGCGACACAGCTGATCACTGACCTGGAGGGCGACGGTTTCACCATGGTACCCATCGGGATGGGCTTTAAGGACATGAGCCCCGGCATGAAGGAGCTGTACAAGCTTCTGTTGGAAGGCAAGATCATCCACGGCGGCAATCCCGTGCTCCGTTGGATGGCAGGGAATGTGGTCGCTGAGATCGACGCGGCGGAAAATATCAAGCCCAGCAAGAAAAAGAGCACGGAGAAGATCGATGGCATCGTTGCCTGGATCATGGGTCTGGATCGAGCGATCCGCCATGAGCAGCAGGGCAGTGTATATGATGACCCAGAGCATGGGCTGTGGGTTTTCTGAGAATGGAGGAAATGAAGATGGACTGGAGAGAATGGTTCGGTTTCAGTAAGCCGAGGGATGCTCCTGGGGCGGAACTGCCAAAGATCGAAGATAACGTCCGGGATTCGGGCGGTATTTTTGTCTTTGGGCAGACACTCAGCGGGGAGCGGGTGGATGAGAAGTCCGCCCTGCAGATCGCCACAGTATATGCCTGCGTGCGGCTGCTGGCGGAGACGGTGGCAAGCCTGCCGCTTCACCTGTACAAGTTCACCGAGAAGGGCGATGGCAAGGAACGGGCGACCGAACATCCGCTGTATAAGATCCTGTACCGGCAGGCCAATCCGGAAATGACGAGCTTCTCCTTCCGGGAAGCCATGATGATGCACCTGCTCCTTTGGGGCAATGCCTACGCACAGATCGTGCGGGATGGCAAGAACGGCATCCTGGGACTGTACCCGCTGCTCCCGGAAAACGTGGAGATCGACCGGGCAGAGAACGGAGAGCTCTTTTATACCTACCATGCTTACACGGATGAAGTTCCCGGCGAGCATGATAAAGACATCATTTTCCAACGCGACGAAATCCTGCACATCCCCGGTCTCGGCTTCAATGGCCTGGTTGGTTTTTCCCCCATCGCCATGATGAAGAATGCCCTCGGGACAACACTGGCGGTGGAGAAATACGGCAGCTCATTTTTTAAGAACGGCGCTCAACCGGCCGGTGTGCTGGAGCATCCGGGTGTGCTGAAGGACCCGCAGAAGATCCGGGATAACTGGATGAACGCTTACGGTGGCGCGGGGAATGCCCACAAGGTGGCTGTGCTGGAAGAGGGCATGGCATATAAGCCGATCAGCCTGCCTCCGGAAGACAGCCAGTTCCTTTCCACCCGTGAGTTTGGGGTGGAAGAAATCTGCCGCATCTTCCGTGTGCCTCCGCATATGGTCCAGGACCTGAAACGGGCGACATTCAACAACATCGAGCATCAGTCCATTGACTTTGTGATGCACACGATCATGCCCTGGCTGGTCCGTATCGAGCAGGCCATCATCAAGGATGTGCTGATCGAGGAAGAACAGGACATCTACTTCCCCAAGTTCAACGTGGATGGCCTGATGCGCGGCGACTATAAGTCCCGCATGGACGGCTACGCGGTGGGCTTCTCCAATGGCTTCTTGTCGCCCAATGATATCCGGCGACTAGAAAATATGGATCTGATTCCTTCTGAGGAAGGCGGGGACGATTACTACCTGAACGGCAGCTACACCAAGCTAAAGGACGCCGGGTCTGCCTATGGCGCAAACCAGGTGGCGGAGCAGGAGAAGCAGCATGCCGAGGAGTCGGAAGAGCCAGAGACAGAAACACCGGAGGAAGAGCACAGCGAGGAACAGGAGGAGCAGCATGAAAGCAAAAATGCAGCCCAGCGCCACGCACAGCGCAAGGCGCAGAGAAGAGGAGGAAACCGAAAGTGATGAAGTTTTGGAACTGGATTCACGATGACTCTGGCGGCAGGGTGCTCCGCCTGGAAGGACCGATTGATTCGGAATCCTTCTGGGGCGATGAGATTACGCCGCAGATGTTCCGTGATGAACTGTATGCGGAAGAGGGTGATATTACCCTGTGGGTCAACAGCCCTGGCGGCAACGTATTTGCTGCGGCAGAGATCTACACCATGCTCCGGGATTACCCCGGCAACGTGACGGTGCGGATTGCCAGCATTGCGGCCTCGGCAGCTTCCGTGGTGGCCATGGCCGGGAATCTGGTGCAGATGTCTCCCACGGCGCTGATCATGATCCACGATCCTTCCACCATTGCAATGGGCAATGCCAAGGATATGGAAAAGGCGATCACGACCCTGAATGAGGTCAAGGAGAGCATCATCAATGCCTATGCCTTTAAGACCGGCCTGACTCGAAATCGCATCAGTAAACTCATGAGCGATGAGACCTGGCTCAATGCCAAGAAGGCGGTGGAGCTGGGCTTTGCCGATGAGATTCTCTTTGAGAATAAACCGAAGCCGGAGGAAGAGCCGGATGAACCCGAAGAGGAAAATCCTGACAAGGAGGAAGGCGGAGATGAAGGCAAAGAAGGCGGCGAGGAAGAAAAGAAAAAGCCCTTCCAGCTGGGGAACGCCATGTGGCAGTTCTCTTCCCGGCTCATGGGCGAAACCATTCTTAACCGACTCGGCGCGGAATGTGAGCCTCAAGGCGAAGAACCTGAACCGGAAACCAGAGATCCGGCACCGGAACCTGCCGAGGCAGGGGTAACCAATTCCCCTGTGGAAGACAAGCAGAAAGTGCCGGTGATCGGCATGGACGGCAAAACCGAGGACGGCGCGATGCCGTATGAAATCCTGAAAGACAAGCTGGAGTGGCTGAAATGAGGCTGCCCCGGCTTTCTTTATGCCCCAAAACAATGACGACCGGAGCGATTTCTCCGGAGAAAGAGGTATCTCATGAATAAGATTATGGAACTTCGCAATAAGCGCAATACCCTCTGGGAGCAGACCAAGAATTTCCTTGAGGAGCATCGCGGCGACAACGGCCTCGTGGAGGCTTCCGCTGTCGAGCAGTACAACAAGATGGCCTCTGATGTGAAGGCTCTGGGTGATGAGATCCAGCGTCTGGAGGATCAGATGGAGATGGACGCCAAGCTGTCCGCCGCCACCTCTGCGCCCGTGCA